TCTTCTTTAGAAATATTTAAAGCTTTAGCAATAGCACCAATAAGGTAACCTTCACCAGGCGCTGAGCTAATACCAGATCTAAGTCCGCCGGCAAATTGTCCGAATTCAGATCCAACAGGCATCATTTCGGAAATGAGTTGTTCGTAAAGAGAGTCAAAAGAAGTTGTCATGTATGTTATATTTATAGCAATTCTGTTTTAATTTCTAAAATTTTATTATAGTATTGAGAAGGATTAGTATTTTTTACTTTATATTTGTTTATAATTTCATTAGCTTCTTCGTTATTACCTACTAAAGTTCTTAATCTATAATCAAAAAACATAAGACCTTCTTCAGGATAATAATCTGTCTTAAATGGTATAGGTATTTCAAATGACTCTTTTATATTTTTGTTATTGAGAAGAGTTACTTGAATGTAATAATGCGTACGCTTAAAAATAATTAACCGGCCTTGTTTTACTATTTTCTTACCTAATATAAAGGTTATAGGGTATTGAAGAGACTTTGTAAAGTATTCTTCTCCTGGTATGAAATCTAAAATTGTATTTGTAACAGACATTATGTATTAATAAAAGCAGCTTTTTGATCTGATGTCATCGGTATTAACTTTTCGTTAAAGTATTTCCAAAATTCAGTAGGATCAGGCGCCGTTTTAATAACCGATACTACTTCAACATCATTACAGTTAATCATTCTATATGCTTGAAGAAAGATATCCCAGGTTGGTATAAGGTTTTTAGCTGCTGGATTATATTTTAAACCTTGACCTGATGGTGGGTCGTAGTTGAGTATATTTCTTCCAAGCGTGGATGTTAAAATTCCTCTATCATTAGTGCAAAGCATTCTTCTATAATCTTTATAACCAGGCTTCTCAATACGTCGACGAAATCTGAGTTCAACAACGCTTGTTTGAAGAAGAATAGCTAATGCACTAATTCCTAATCTCACTTTTTCTTTTTAGACTTAACAGTAGACTCAGGCTTCTTGTTATTAAGAGCCTCGCAAATACCAAAAATACGTTCTTCGGATAAGAAAACCATCATCTTACCGTTACGCTGAAGACCTGTTAGACCGCGATCACCGGGGAAGATAACAGTGTCACCAACCTTAACCTGCTTAACAGAAGGTCCAACGAGCTTAACGGTAGCAATACGCCAGGCGCGATTGTCGACGATCTGATTAGGAAGAATAATACCGTTACGGACAAGAGACTTACCGTCTTCAGCAACGTCAGCGTATTCAACGGCAATAACATCATTTAATAATTGAGTTATTTCATAATCCTCAGGAAGAGGCATGTCTTTATAGTCTTCAGGTGCAATACCGTGTACTTCTTGAGTTAATGTTGCTTGTTCGTGATACATATATTGTTAGTTAATTTAATTGTTATTTCCTTTAAGATCCAGCATTTGTTTAATTTCTCTGCGGGATAGTTCCATATTACCTGATAGTAGTTCAACTTTGTTATCTTCTTCGGTCTTTTCTTCTTTTATCTTTTTAATATACTGAATCTTCGGCATATATTTTTGCTTAGGAAAAGCAGATATTAAAAGTTTGTAATGAATATTCTTATCTAGATTACCGAATGAATTAACAGACTCGTTTATTGCTTGACAAGCACTTGATGAACTAAATGATAACCAGCGATTAATCATGAAAGGAATATACTCTTCAATAGGAAGATCTCCTTTCTTCTTTACTAGAATATCACCTAGGTAATCAAATATTGTCACAATCAGATAATAATCTTTGTAGAAGCAATAAAGATATCTGTTGTCATCTCACGAAAAATACGACAAACATCTGTCATAAATTCACGAGCCTTTTCTTCGGAAAGATTTGTAGAATAAGCAAACGAAGGAGCACGTGTACCGGCATCAATATTAATACCAAGGTGAATAAGAACGGCATCATTCTTCTTGGCAGCAATGGAAACAGAAGCCTTCTTAAATTCATCTCCATCTTTAACCATAATATCGTCACCATCTACATATCCTTCTTTATTTAGATACTTACTACAAAGAAGAGATCCTACTTGCGCATTCAAAAGACGTTGAAAAGAAATACCACCGAAAAGATCAATATTAGGAATTTCCATAATAAAATTCATCATAGAGTCAGAATAGATATAATCGTTATTAATAGCATCTTCCAAATCAATTAGATTAGCTGTTACCTCAACAGGTGAGATGTACGCAACAATATCTCCAGTGGCTGATACTTGTTTCTTAAAAAACTTATAGGCAAAGCGTTGATGAATTACAGAGCCTTCATAATAGTCTGACCCAGTAATTTGTTTAAGCTGTTCACGATTAATAATCATATGTAAATATTATACTCCTTTTGCTCTGTTGCAATAGATCTCTTTAAACTTCTTATTAGATTCTTCCCAATCATTTGTAAGCATTGAATCTCCTAAACCGAAATGAATTACGTTAATAGGTAGTACACCCATACTGACGTTATGTTTTTGACACTCTAAACAGAACGCTAGATCATAATGATGAAAATTAAACTTCTCATTAAAACGGGCTGGTGTTGTTAAAATATTCTCAACATTAACAGCAAAGAACAAACCATCCAATACAGTTACAGCTCCGGTTGTTTCCCCAAATATAGTTGACCATATCTTACCGTCTTTAATATGTTTAACTTCACCACGAAGATGCTCTCTCTTTGACATTAAGTGCCAGGCACATTTATCTTCTTGTAAACTAATTACAGTAGACCCAGCCAAACCAGTAACAGTGTATGGTGACTTATTAAGATGTTCGACAAGAAAGAGAGTGTCTAAAATAAGATCATCGTGAACAAACAAAATAATCTTATCACAATTGTCATCAGTTATATAACGATTGTATACTGTAGATAAACCTTCTTTATTGTCTCTTACAACATCAAAATCAAACTCTTCTCTTGAATAAATTTCATAATATTTCTTAAGAGATTTATAAATCGGTCTCTTTTGAAATTCTTCTTCTGTCTTTGCTTTTGTAGCTGTTACTAATAATACTTGTTTCATTTTAAAATTCGTATGGATTGTCGTAATTAAATGTATCCATTTCAATAAACTTATTACCAATATACTGATAAATCACTCCATCCTTATCGATAGATTTTGATCCTTCAAACGGTATAGATGAGAAACTATTCTTATCCATATGTAGAGAAGACCCGGCTTTAATAACAAATAGTCCAGGTTCGTTAAAGTCAAATACCCAGCTAGTTAAAAGTCCTTCATATTTTTCATATACACCTACATAGTCTCCACCGGTCTGGGTTAGATGAAAAGGTATAATAGAACTATCTACATCAAACTCCGCTGACTCTGGAAACGTTTTAAAATTAGTTATAATGCCGTTATGAGCAACATAGTAAGTTCCAAAGTTAAAAGGATGTGTTGTATCGTCACTATAAGGAGCTTTTGAATTAGTAGGGGCTCTAGAATGAAATAAACAAAAAGTAGGATCACCAATATTTCTTATCATTTCTTTTCTTAAAGCTTCATACTCAAAAGGCTCTTTTTGCTTATGAATAAAGATATTATCCTGATCATCATATGCTAAGAAACCTGAAGAGAAATAACCTCTCTTTAAGTTAGCTTCGTAAAGAGAGTAAGCCTTCTTAAGTGTTACTGATCCGCTAATGCCGCAAATAGAGGTACCCTCCTTTCTTCGTTAAGGTTAGAATAAATATACATATGTACTATATTATATATAAAATAACTAATATCCACAATAATAAATTTTATATCGGTTCTCATCAAACATTAAATCAAAACGACGGTTATTTTGGTTCTGGTATTTACATACGCAGAGCATTAAAAAAATATGGTATAGATTCATTTAAGAAAGAAATTCTATTTTATCTAGACAGTAAAGAAGAAATGTTAGCAAAAGAAACGGAAGTATTACAGCAATATAAAACAGATAGAACTTATAATTTAAAATTTTGTGCTATGGGAGGAAATACTCGTGAAAAATATAATAAAAAGAAAAAAGCTGCATATATTAAAAAATTAATAGATAACCCTAAAAGTCCTATAGGTAAAAGCGGTAAAAATAATCATATGTACGGACAAAAGCATTCTCAAGAATATTGCAAGCTGCGTAGTAAACAACAAAAACAGTTTATTAAAGAAATAAAGCAAGACCCTATAAGATATAAAAAGTGGCGTGACAAAGTAGTACCTCGAGCTATTGAACAATGTAAAAGAATGTCCGAAATTAGAAGTAAGAAAGTTAAAGCGGTGAATAAAACAACAGGGGAAGTTTTAAATTTTAAATCATTAACAGAGTGTGCAGCTTATTTTAATATATCTGCTAGTAGTGTTGCTAAAATACTTAAAGGTTATAGTACTGCAAAGAGAACTTCTACCTCTATTAAACTAAATAACTATAAACTTACTAATTAATAGATGCATATAGAAGAGGATCAACTTTTCCTACTTTCTTCCAGCCGGCGCGCCTTGCAGCACAACTTCCACATACCCCACAGCTCAGCTCCTTACCTTCATAGCAAGTCCAAGTATGTTCAAAGCGTACTCCAAGTTCAATACCCATCTCAATAATTTCTTTTTTGGACTTAAAGAGAAGAGGAGCAACAACCTGTATAGGGTTCATTCTGTTGAGAGCAAGACAGCTATTAATACTCTCTACAAATTCTAGAGTAGTATCCCAGTAACCACTTAGATTATCTACAGCGACAGCTCCATAATAAACTTCTGAAGCACCTACTGCTTCAGCATAAGAACAGGCAATAGAAAGGAACATCATGTTACGATTACTGACATAAGAAACCGGCTGAGCTTCTCCGATGATATCTTTCATCTTCGGTACTTTAATACTGTCTGATGTAAGTGCTGAATTAGGTGCTAGATCTCTAAAGAAGCTTAGATCAACAATCTTATGTTCCATAATAGAGCGTATCTCTTCAACGTAACTTCTAGCTATTTGAATCTCTTTCTTATGACGCTGATTATAATCAAACGTTAAGACATACACTTCATCGTGATTCTTAATACAATGTTCGAGAAGGACTGTTGAGTCCATTCCTCCACTAAAAACAACTACAGCTTTAGACATATAATCTATATTAGACTAATATAGATGTTTATCAAGCACTAAATTATTGGTAATAATCTAATATACCCAGCGACTGAACTTAACG